GTTACAAAACGCTTTTGGACCAAACGCTTTACTAAATCAAGACTACCCGACTTATAAATTTGATAAAAAAGAACTTCTTAAAACTAACTCAAAAGAAGAATACGAAAAAGAAAAATTACAAGCCCAACAAACTTTCTATTTGTCTAATCAATGGACTAAAATTGAAAGTAATCTTTATACTCAGGCCGTTTATTATGAGCCAACCCGTTTAGCATCATTTTATGATTACGAATCTATGGAATACACACCCGAAATTTCTGCGGCGTTAGACATTTATGGTGAAGAATCAACAACTGTTGACCAAAATGGATATATGTTACAAATCTATTCTGAATCAAAACGTATTAAATCAATATTAACAGATTTATTTAATAATTCATTAGATATTAACACAAATTTACCAATGTGGACAAGAAACACCTGCAAGTATGGTGATAATTTTGTTTATTTAAAATTAGATTCTACTAAAGGGATTGTCGGATGTATGCAACTTCCAAATATTGAAATTGAACGTTTAGAAAGAGGGTTAGCAGTTAAAGCACATAATGTTGAAGAACTTCCTGAAAATAAAGGATTGAGATTTAAATGGAAAACTAAAGACATGGAGTTTAATTCTTGGGAAATTGCTCACTTTAGATTATTAGGCGACGATAGAAAATTACCGTACGGTACTTCAATGTTAGAAAAAGCCAGACGTATTTGGAAACAATTATTACTTTCGGAAGATGCTATGTTAATATATAGAACATCAAGAGCGCCTGAAAGAAGGGTATTTAAAGTGTTTGTTGGTAATATGGATGATAAAGACGTTGAAGGATATGTTCAACGTGTGGCAAATAAGTTTAAACGAGACCAAGTTGTTGATTCAAAAACCGGAAACGTTGACATGAGATTTAATCAAATGGCAGTTGACCAAGATTATTTTATACCAGTTAGAGACCCCGCACAAGCATCTCCAATAGAAACTTTACCAGGAGCAACTAATCTATCTGAAATTGCCGATATTGAGTACATTCAAAAGAAATTAGTTACCGCTCTTAGAGTTCCTAAAGCGTTTTTAGGTTTTGAAGAACCAGTTGGTGGAGGTAAAGATTTAGCGTTAATGGATATTAGATTTGCAAGAACTATTAATAGAATACAAAAATGTATGATTGCGGAAATGAATAAAATTGCAATTATTCATTTATTTTTATTAGGATTTGAAGATGAATTATCAAATTTTACAATAGGTCTTACTAACCCTTCAACACAAGCTGACTTATTAAAGATTGACGCAATGAAAGAAAAAATGTTGCTTTACAAGGACGCCGTAACAGCTTCCCAGGAAGGAATCGCTCCTGTATCAGCAACTTGGGCTAAAAAACACATTCTTAATTTTTCAGATGAAGAAATTAAATTAGATTTACAACAACAAAGGATTGAAAGAGCGGTTGGTGCTGAATTAATTAATACCGCAACAATTATTACCCATACCGGTGTTTTTGATAATATTGACAAATTATATGGTAATAAAAAACCAGGCAGTCCAGAAGCCGCGACTTCAACACCACCTCCAGGACCTGAAGGTGGAGCACCTGAAGGAGGAGGAGGACTTGAAGGAGAAATGCCACCACCACCTGGACCACCCCCTGGAGGACCGGCAGGAGTAACTCCTGAATCATTCCAAAAAGATAATTTAAAAATTTTACTTGAAAGTGAAAACTTAACTGATGACGATTCATTTATTGATTTGTCAAGAGGTAAAAATCAACTTGGAGAAATGTCAAATGAATTGAACAGAATCTTAGGTGACTAATATTTATTAAATAAAAAAAAGATGAAAATAGGAATTTTAAAATCAAACGTAGATAAGTTTTTAACTGAATCATATTCAAAAGGAACTTTTAAAAACGAAGTTATTAATTTTAATAAATTAGTATTAACTAAAAAAAATGTTGCAAAATTATTTTATATTTATGATGATTTAAAAACCAATAAAGGTCTTAATGAGTCTATTGCAACTGAATATTTAAACGAAACAATTTTTTCATTTGAAAGTACTTTAAAAAAAGTAAAACAAAGTGATTTAGAAAAAATTAAAAAATGGGTTGGAAAAACAAATTCAATTAATACCTATTCTGAAGTCGATTATTTATTATATCCAACACTTTCAAAGTTGGAAGAAAAAATAGAATCAAAAAAAATAATTATTGAAACTCTTAAACAAGCCCCAGTGGTTGAAAATAAAGAACTTATAAATTTACCAATGCAAACAATGGTAAATGTTGCAAATAGAACAATATCAAATTATATTGATAATTTAAACGAATCTGAAAAAGATGAATTATTTAAATTTTTATCAATGGACAATTCTGAGTTAAATAATAAATTTAACGATTTAAAAGAAAACATTAAAACAAAGTTATCAGTTTTAAATGAATCTTCTGACGAAGAAACAAATAAGAAAATTAACGAAACTTTGCAAATGGTTGAATCAGAAAAATGTGAGTTAATTAATTTTTTTAAACTTAAAAATCTTAACGATAGTCTTTAAATTTCGTTACTAGTTTTTAATTTCTGAATATATTTCGCCTTTAAAATTTGTTTTCTTTTAATTACTGACTTTTTTTCAAATTTTTTCCTGGAAATTAATTCATTATTTTGTTTAATTTTTATAAGTTTACTCTTATAAAGTCTTAAAGCTTTTTCAATTGAAATGTTTTTATCTAATTTAATGATTATCATATATTACATATAGTCTATTTTATTAATTTTTTTGACTATGAGTACAAATATACTTACTTTTTTGTTAATAAACGAAAAAAAATATGGATACTAATGAAAAAAGGCAAAACAGCCAAAATTATCGGTTTTAAAACCGCTAAAGTTACCTATGGAACAGTCGATTCCGTAAATTTTAAATCTATTTACTTAAATATTCAAACTTGGGTCGAACCAAAAAAAGAAGTCGAAAATTGGGAACGAGTCGTCTTAAATTTAAGTAGAGATATTAAACACACATTATTTAATAAATTAGATAAACAAATTTTTGAAGAAAACATTATTGTTGACTTAGACTTAAGACCTAGCGGTATTAGTATGAACAAAAAATCCTTTTCAAATTTAGAAATTAATTTTTATTTTAGACCAGGAGTGCGTTGCACAGACAATCATTTAGAATTTAAATCAAAAAAATTAAAAGAAACTTTAAAAAAAATAGCTAAACAAATTTTTAATGATAATTTTTCTAAAAACGAATATTTTAAACTTCATTTAACCAAATCTACTAAAGAAAAAAATATTATAGTTTAAATCGACATTTGTTAATATTTATTTGTTAACCGAAATGGTTATAAATGTCAATTTATAAAATTAATTAATGGATTATCAAATAAATAATAACAATATTTTTGGAAAAAAAACTATTCTAATTGAAGAAGATGCGGGATATATTTCTCCAAAACATGAATTCAATCAAAAAGTTATTAATGAATCAAAAAACCTTATGGACTACTCAAAACCATTTGAATTTTATGCGGTTCTTCAAAAATATAATGTTCCCAATAGAAATGGTAGAATATACCCCGAAAAAATCTTAAAAAGAGAATCTGAGAACTATAAAAAAGCAATCAATAAAGGTACATCACTTTCTGAATTAAATCACCCTGAGTCATCTTTAATTGATTTAGATAGAGTTTCCCATATTATCAATGAAATTTGGTGGGAAGGAAACGTTTTAATGGGAAAACTTAAGTTACTTACAAGCCCAGGTTTTCATGAAAGAGGGGTTTGCTCAACAAAAGGAGATTTAGCCGCAAATTATCTTAGACAAGGTGTTACTTTAGGAATTTCTTCAAGAGGAGTTGGTTCATTAAAAAAAGTTGGTGAACAAAATGAAGTTCAAGACGATTTTGAATTAATATGCTTTGACTTAGTATCTTCACCATCAACACCTGGAGCTTATCTTTTTAATAATCCTGATGATAGAATGAAATATGATGAAAATCTTGAAGAAGAGAAAAAAATAAGTATAGAAACGTCAAATAATGGAAATGGAACCAAATCACTTGACTTAATGAAAAAATTAAACGATTATTTGGGAAATCGTTAAAAAATAAATAATCATGGATGAAAAGTATTTTATTGCAAAAATTACCGTTGATATGGTAGATTCTGAATCAGGAAAAATTAAAAAACAAAGAGAAGAAAAATTAGTTAAAGGGTATTCACCAACAGACGTAGAAGCCAAAGTAACTAAAGTTTTTGAATCGTATTCCCAAGATTGGAGAATTACCGCAATTGTTGAAAGCAAAATTAATGAAGTTATTGATTAATCTTTAAAACCAAAATCAAATTTAAAAGGAGGGAATTACCCTCCTTTTTTTGTTTGCATATATTTTTGAATTTTATTTATATAACAATAATTAAAAGTTTAAATCTAAAAATTCTTTATTATTTTTTATTTTTTGAATTTTTTTGCATTTGTACATATTTATTAAGAAAATCTAAAAGAAAAATGTCAAACAAAAAATCTCTAGTAGAAGAAGCTATTATCCAAATGAAAAATTTGGAGGAAACCGTAGCTCAAAACGCAAAAGGAATACTTGCTTCAACAATGAAGAAAGAAATCAAAGACTTAGTTAAAGAATCTATCGTATCTGAAGAAGATGATGAAGAGATTGATACTAATGTCAAAATGGATATGGATACCGATTCTGATGAAGATGACGTTGAAGTAGATATGGATGTTGATTCTGATGAAGATGATACTGATATGGATATGAACATGGATTCTGATAAAGATGACATGGATATGGACATGAATGTTGATTCTGATGAAGATGATATGGACGAACCAATCGACCTTACAAAACATTCTGATGAAGAAGTTATGAAAGTTTTCAAACTTATGGGACCTAATGACCAAATTATTGTTACTAAAGATAATTCAGGAAATATTAACCTCAAAGATGGGGGTAATGATACTGAATATATGTTAGTTGGCGAAAATGAGGAAGAATATTATAACCAAGAAATGAGTGAAGATGATGATGACGATTTAGATAACATGGGTATGGAAACAAATGAATCATCAATTGAAGATATTATTAACGATGTTTTTGGTAGTGATAATGAAATGGATACGAGTTATAATTCTGATGAAATGGGAGATTCGGAAATTGTTTATGAAGTTGAAATGGATGAACAAGACGAAGAAGATGATGAAGATAATTATGAAATTGAAATGGATGAACAAGACGAAGAAGGTGAAGAAGACGAAGAAGATGATGATGATTTTATGTCTGAATCTAAAATGTCTATTAAACCTAAAGGCGTTGGAATGGGAAGTCCAAAATTCAAATATTCTTCTAAACCAAATCAAGGTCAAGGTTTTAAAACAAAAATGAAGCAAGGTAACCTTAAAATGGGTACTGGTAAACCTAAATTCGAATTCAAAGAAGGTGAAAATCTTGATATGGAAATGACTGAAGTTAAACCAAAATTCAAAAAGTTTGAAACTAAAGAAGCATCACGTACTTACGGAAATGGGTCTAAATCTGGTCGTGGTTTAAGAAAAGGTATCACACCAAATAGAAACTTAACTTTTGAAAGTAAAACAAATAATGAAATTCAAATTCTTAGAGAGAAAAATGAAGAGTACAGAAAAGCACTTAACGTTTTTCGTAATAAATTGACTGAAGTTGCAGTTTTCAATTCAAACTTAGCTTACGCTACACGTTTGTTCACTGAACACACAACATCAAAACACGAAAAAATCAATATCCTTAGACGATTTGATGGTGTTGAATCAATTAAAGAATCTAAAAATTTGTACAAATCAATAAAAGACGAATTATTAAATACAACAAACCAAACAATGAATGAATCAATTGAAAGAAAAATTGAAAACACTCCTGTTACCGGTTCAGTTAATTTAATTGAGTCAAAAACATATGAAAACCCTCAATTCGCAAGAATGAAGGACCTTATGTCAAAAATAAAATAAAAAATAAAAAATAAAAAAACAAAACAAAACTAAAATGGGAGCATTATTAGAATCAGGTCTTGTTGGTAACATAGGTTTAAAACACCTTAAGGTTATTAAAGAAGATACTATTAACAAATGGGACAAATTAGGGTTCCTTGAAGGTCTTAAAGGCCACCTAAAAGAAAATGTTGCGCAGTTATATGAAAACCAAGCGTCACATTTAATAAACGAAGCGACTTCAGATGGTGCATCAGGTTCTTTTGAAACTGTTGTATTTCCAATTGTAAGACGTGTGTTTTCTAAATTATTAGCTAACGATATTGTATCTGTACAAGCTATGAACTTACCTATTGGTAAATTATTCTTCTTTATTCCTAAAATTCAAGGATATAGTGGAGCAACTGGAGCTAACGCTCAATACAACCCAGATTCTGGAGACCATTATTCACCTTTAGGTTCTAATGGAGCACCAGATTCAAACACTGCGGGTTACACAGGTGCTGGAGCTTACGCTAAGAATCTTTATGATTTATATTATGAAGGTACTGAACCAGGTCTTGACCCAGGTGGACTTTTTGACTATTCAAAAGGTCGTTGGTCAGCAATTACTGCGGCAGCATCAATCCAAAAATGGTATAATGGTTCTTTACAAGACGCTGTTATTTCAGGAACTAGTAATGCTAGCGGATTTATTGCTGGTGGTAACATAAGAAAAGTTATTATCAAAATGAATGGTTTCGCTGATACCGGA